TAGACATGAACTACTGGGGTATCGCTTTCTTAAGAGACTTCACTATGCATGAATTATCAAAAACTGGTGATTCAGAGAAAAGACAATTATTAGTAGAAGCAACTCTTGAGTCAAGAAACGAAGCTGCATCTGGAATGGTTGCAGACTTAACTACTTCATAATAATTATACCTGTTTGGGCGAGTAACCTATAAATCTGCTCGCCCAGCAGATTCTAAACAATTGAAGATCTGAGAGAGGGTTAGGATCGGAACAATTAAGGAATATAATGAGAACATTAAACGACTATTTTATTTATGGCGAAATCGCTGACGTATCAACAGCATCATCTACTTACGTAGCAGTACCTGATGGTGGAAAAGTAATTAAAATTATAACTGCATTACAAGGAGCTATCTCTGGTGGAGATGCAGCAATTAGTTTTGAAATTGGTGGAACTGCAATAACTGGTGGTGGAATCACAGTTGCTAACTCAGGTTCAGCAGCAGGTGATATTGACACAGCAGAACCAACAGCAGCTAACCAAGTAGAAGAAGGTGGATCTATCGAAATGATAACAGATGGTGGATCTACAGGAGCTAAAAAACTTGGCGTAACATTTGTAATTAGAAGATAAGGAGTAACATGGCACACATTGCGATGAGACCTGTTACTACACAAAAAGTTACTTCATCAGGATCTTCAGCTCAATCATCAGCATTTGGTTCTAACGTAGAGTATGTTAGAGTTATAGGAGACGCTGATTGTCATATTGAGTTTGGAGTAAATCCTACAGCAGCAAATACTAAAATATTTTTAGAAGCAAAATCATCAGAATACTTTAAAGTATCTGAAGGTGAAAAAGTTGCTGTAATAGGATCTGTAAATTTATACGTAACTGAATTAACAGAGTAATGGGAAAAGTTCGATCTGTAGAATACGATGGTGGAATAAAGACTAAGTATATACAAGAATCAGATGGTAAGCTAACTATTAATAATCAACAAGATGTAAATCCTTTGTTGAAAAGAAATAAAGAGCTTTATAATCATGATACTGGATATTTGTCTAAAGCCAAAGAAATGAAACGAGTAGCTAGTGTACCACCATTAGTGCTACAGATCTGGGCAAAAGAATACAATGGAAGTAACAATTGGTTTGCTTTACCAAAAGAAATACAAAGAAAAATAATGAGAACTAAACTTAATAGTAATGAGTTTAGATATTTTAGAACAGCAGAAGGGAACTTATAATGGCTAAGAAAAAAGGATTATACGCTAACATACATGCTAAGCGTAGAAGAATTAAAAAAGGGTCAGGAGAAAAAATGAGAAAACCAGGATCAAAAGGTGCTCCGACTGCTAAACAATTTAGACGAGCAGCCAAAACTGCTAAGAAAAGATAATGGCTAAATCACCTGCATGGCAACGTAAAGAAGGTAAGAATCCTTCTGGTGGACTTAATAGAAAAGGAGTAGCATCATATAGACGTGCTAATCCTGGATCTAAATTAAAAACTGCTGTAACAACAAAGCCATCAAAATTAAAAAAAGGATCTAAAGCTGCTAAAAGACGTAAGTCATTTTGTGCTAGAATGAAAGGTATGAAACGTAGACTTACATCTGCAAAGACAGCAAGAGATCCAAATTCAAGAATTAATAAATCATTAAGAAAGTGGAATTGCTAGATGGCATTATCAACATATTCAGAATTAAAAGCATCAATTGCTAATTTTTTAAATAGATCAGATTTAACAACTGAGATACAGGACGACTTTATTAAATTAACTGAAGCTGACTTTAATGCTAAGTTAAGAATAAGACAAATGGAACAGCAAGATGATATTACTATTGATGCTGAACAAGTAACAGTACCTACAGGATTTCTAGCTGTTAGATCTTTATACATATTACAATCATCAGTCAAACACCCATTAGAATATATAACACCTCATAATATGTTTGAAATTAGAGGTGGTTCTAGAAGTGGTAGACCAAGAGCTTACACATTGGAGAGTGATAATGAAGTGGAAAAATTTAGATTCGGTCCTTCACCTGATATTAGTTATACTGGGAAGTTATCTTATTATAAAGCTATCGGAGCACTTAGTGATTCAAATACAACAAATTATATTTTAAGTAAACACCCAGCTATATATTTGTATGGTTCATTATATCATGCAGCTAACTTTCTTGGTGGAGTAGATCAAACACAATTATCACAATGGTTACAAATGTATTCTACTTCATTAGAAAGATGTGAAAATAACGACAGACAAGATACATATGGTGGTGCACCTGTTACACAAAGAACAGATGTACAAACAGATTTATCATTTTATAGGAACAGATAATGCAAGTACCTTTTGGAGAATGGCTACCTGATCAACCACCACATTTGAATCCAGGAGCTAATGTAGCAACTAATGTTTATTATGCTCTTAATTCATATAAGAGATTTCCATCTTTGGTAGACTATTCATCAAATAATATTGGTGCACATAGTAGAGGTGCAGGTTCATTTCGAGATAATGCTGGTAATGTATATAACTTTGTAGCAAAAAATACAGACTTATATCAATTAGCATCAGGAACATTTACATCTAGAAAAGGATCTCTTACAGGTGGTGATACAGACTTTTGGACATTCACACAGTTTGGAAACTATGTAATTGCAAGTAATGGAGTAGATTTACCACAATATTACTTGATGGGTACATCAACTAACTTTGCTAATCTTAGTGCAATACAAAGTGCAGGTACTACACCTAACTTTAGAGTATCAGGAGTTATTCGAGACTTTTTAGTTACAGGTAACCAAACATCAAATCAAAACAGAATACAATGGTCAGGTATCAATGATATTACTACTTGGTCAGGTAAACAAGCAGACCAACAAGATCTGCCAGGATCAGGTGGTGAAATAGTACACATTACATCTGGTGAGATTGGATATGTATTTAGGCAAAACCAAATCATACGTATGGACTATGTTGGTGGAGCAACAATATTTAGGCTTTCAGTTATATCTCCAAACAGAGGAGCTGTATATGGAAGAACAGTTTGCCAAGATAATAGACGTGTATTTTTCTATGCAGATGATGGATTCTATGAATTAAATGGTGATAGCATATCACCTATTGGTGCAGAAAAAGTTAATAGATTTTTTGATGCTAACTTAAACAAAGCATATACAGATAGAATCTGTGCAGCTATTGACCCATTTAATCAATTGGCTTTATGGTTGTACCCAAGCGTAAATAATACTAACAATACTACTGGTATTTGTGATAGAATTATTATCTACAATTATGCTACTAAAAAATGGTCTTTAGCAGAAGCTAATGCTAGTACAATCTTTACACAGTTTGTAGGTGCATATACTGTAGAACTTATGGATATTATATCTGAAAACTTAGATGCAATTAATATAGCATTAGATACAGATTTTTGGAATGGTGGTCAGTTATTTTTAGGTGCAGTAGATAGTGATTACAAAGCAGCTATCTTTTCTGGTACAGGAAATGAAGGTGAAATAGAAACAGCTGAGTTAGAAATATTTCCTAATCACAGAGCTAGTATACAAGGAATAAGACCTATTGTAGATGCTACAGCTACAGTCACTTTAAAAACAAGAGACAGATTAGCTAATAGTGTTACAAGTTCATCATCTTCTAGTATGAATACTTCAGGTATGAATCCTGTAAGACAATCTGGAAGATATGTAAAAGTAAATGTTAAAACACCAAGTGGTGTAGTATGGACAAATGCACAAGGAATAGATCTTGTTGCATCTAAATCAGGATTAAGATGACAGATAGTACAGATATAGATAATGTAAGATATTCATTTGAGACTCAAGAGTTTTTTCAAAGACAAATTGAGGAAGCTATTAATGCATTAATTAATGAAAAGAATAATGAAAACAACAAAGCTTTTGCTTGGTTTATGGGGGAATAAATGGGAATAAAAGATTATTCAACAACAGCAGCTAACAACACAACAGTAGGAAGTATTAGTGTAGCAGAAGGTATGTTACCTTCTAACATTAATAATGCTTTTAGAGGATTAGCAGCAGAAATAAGAGAATTTTATAATGATAGCCAATGGGTTATCTATGGTGATGGAGATGGATCTTTTACAGCAGCATATGCTAGTGCAACTTCATTTACAATTGCTGGTTCAGACGTAACAGCTTTCTATCACGCAGGAAGAAGAATTAAAGCAGTAGGTTCATCTACTGGAACAATTGTTGGAACAATAGCTAGTTCATCATTTTCCACAAACACAACAGTAAATGTTACTTGGGATAGTGGATCATTATCTAGTGAGTCTCTTACAATTTATGTAGGTGCTTTATCTAAAACAAACTCATCTATACCTGAAGGTATTGTAGCAACTGCAACTCTTGCAGATGGATCAGTAACAACTGCTAAATTAGCAGCTGACGCTGTAACAAATGCCAAGATAGCAGATGACAGCATAGACTCAGAACACTATGTAGATGGTAGTATTGATACAGCTCACATAGCTGATTCTCAAATCACAGCAGC